TTTTGCATCGCTCACCCCCTCAAGTTGATCCCGCATCATCGGGATAAAGTTGTCTAACAACAGACAGACCCGCCAGGGCTGCCCATTGCGCCTGTAAACCAATACTGGAACCTCTCCAGGCTGCGCGCAAGCCTCCACCTGCTGGCTCCACAAATCCATTTTCAAAGTCTCCTGCCGCTTAACCTCCAGCCTAAACTTCTGGATCGTGATGTCGTCAGCGCCATCCCTGGATTGCCCCAGGTTGCGCTTAACCACAAAACCCAGCTGATCAGTCAGTAGCTTGGCCAGCTCACGCTCACCCGCAGAGCCCTTGTCCCGCTTACCTCGACCGTTCATGCTTGCCCCCACTGGTCTGCCATTGCTTGTGCTATCCCAAGAAAAGTAGTGCTGCGAATCTTCCACCGATCAGCAGATGGCGGCAGCCGATGGACCCTCGGCTCCCTACCTTCGACGATATTTGTTGGTACAAGTAGCGGCAATCCTTTAAGCCAAAGACAAGTAGCTTTTGTTTCCCCGTGACCGTACTGCCAAGGCTGGATAATCTGGTCTGGCTTCCTGATGCGACTAGAGATAATGCTGACAGGATTCTCTAAAGCAATGCGAGGAATCGGTGCAGCCAAAAGTAACCGAACAAACTCAAGAGCATCTGCCTGTTCTGCCTTCTTATCCTTAAACCATCGAGCGCCACTGACTGCCAAGTGTGTGCATGGTGGGTGTGCAATCATTAGATCCCACCCATCATTGATTACATCCAGCACATCGCCCTCATAATGCGGCCCCGGCACATCTGTTCGCAGCAAATCACAAGACATTGCTTCATGACCCGCACGGAGAAATGCATCGCGTACCGTGCCGCTGTATTCGCAGGCCACGAGCACCCTCACCGAGCCCCCAGGAGCTGCTGCAGCCGGGTTTCTGTGCTGCTGTACTTCGGCCTCAGTGACTCAATGACCAGCTCCTCAATGATGCTGGTGCGCGATCTACGCTGATCCCTAGCCGCAGCATCCAGCAGATCCTTGGTTTCAGCGCGAAAGCGCACAAGCATTTGCTTGTATTCCTGCTCCATCAGACACCTCCTTGTGAATATATCCGGAAGATAGCACGCAATTTCCCTGCGCCGGTAGTGGTAAAAATACCACAAAGAATTATTGGTTTGGGTTGTTGACATATCGCGGTGATATATGCGAGGATCTGTTTACGGTCACTTCCGACCGCATCGCCACCGAGATACAGGAGCGTAAACATGAGCAAATATGTAGCCTACTACCGCGTTTCCACCGAGCGCCAGGGTCAATCAGGTCTTGGCCTCGAAGCCCAGCAAACAGCCGTCAAACAGTATGCCGACGGCATCATCCACAGTTTCACCGAGATCGAATCAGGCAAGAATGACGACCGCCCGCAGCTGCAGGCCGCCATCGCTATGTGCAAAGCCACCGGCGCTGCGCTCCTGATTGCCAAGATCGACCGCCTATCCCGCCAGGCTGCCTTCCTGCTGACCCTGCGTGACTCCGGCGTGCAGATCGTGGCCGCCGACATGCCGCACGCTGGCACCCTCGAGTTTGGCATCCGCGCAGTAGTTGCCCAGCATGAGCGTGAAGAGATCAGCCGCCGTACCAAGGCAGCGCTGCAGGCAGCCAAAGCTCGCGGCGTTAAGCTCGGCAGCCCAAACCCAGCAGCAGGCTCCGCTGCCGGCATCGCCAGCATCCAGGCCAGCGCAGATCAGTTTGCCCAGCGCATCCTGCCCATCATCGCCGACATTGAGCGCAGCGGCTGCACCAGCCTGCGTGCCATCGCAGCTGCACTGACAGCTCGCGGCGTGCAGACAGCCCGCGGTGGCCGTACTTGGGGTGCCAGCCAGGTTGCCAACCTGATGCAGCGGGGTGCAGCATGAGCGACGATTTCTTCCTGGGCGCGATCAGCGCCATGATCATCATGGTCATCATCCTATGCGTCGGGGGTGTCATATGATGACCGGCCAGATGCTGCGTGACGCACAGCTGGCGCTGTTTGAAATGCGCGACGCTGACTTCCTCGAGCACTGCCGCACCATCGCTGCGGACATCGCCAGGCAGCACGGTCAGGTGTCTATCAACGAGGTTCGCCGTGCCATCAACCTGCCAGAAGGCGTGCATCCATCAGTGCTCGGCGCTGTTTTCAAGTCAAAAAAATTCACGGCAATCGGGTACACCGAGGCCACCCACAAGGCCGCACATGCCAGGGTCGTGCGCGTCTATAAACTCAAGGAGGAAACATGTCAGGAAAACTAACCCCCATGACAATGATGTCGGCCAGCCGGTTGCCCGCGCTGCTTGGTTTGTCCCGGTATCAGACACCCAACGATGAGCTCCAGGCCAGCATTGCAGCCATCAAAGGCGAGGATCAATCGTTCACCCAAAACGAAGCGATGGCCTGGGGCGACCGGCTTGAGGAAACTATCCTGCGTGAGACAGCCAAGCGGCTGCAGCTGCAGGATTTGAAGACTGAGTTTCCAAAGGCATTCTTCCACGACACCCTGCCGCTGGCCTGCAGCCTGGATGGCTGCGCTGATGGTGCCGGGCAGATTTTCACCACCGATGCAGATGCCGGGATCTTTGTAATTGGATCAGACAAGATTGAGCTGGCCGGTGTCGGCGTGCTCGAGGCTAAGTTGACCGCCACCGCACCCGAGGATCAGCCGGCTTTGTACCGTGGGCCAGTGCAGCTGCAGGCACAGATGGACATTATGCAGGCCAAGTGGGGAGCGCTGGCGGTGCTGTACCAGGGAACCAGCTTGCGGATCTTTCTGTTCGCTCCGCACGCGCAGACCTTGGTCACCATTAAGGCTGCGGTGCTTGAGTTTCAGCACAGGCTGGAGAAGTTTAAGGCCACCAGCGAGATCGATTTTTACTCGCCGGCCACCAGCAAAGATGCCGACCGCATGTATCCAACAGCTGATGAAACACGCACCGCGCACTTGCCGGAGCGAGCAGAGCAGCTGGTGCGGCAGATCGTCGCGGCCAAGGCCACCATCAAAGAGGCCGAAGGCAACCAAGCAGAGGCAGAGACTGAGCTCAAGGCAATGATGGGCGATGCTGCCAAGGCAAAGGCCGGCAGCTGGGAGATTCGCTGGCCTATGCGCTATTACAAAGCGGCACCCCAGCGGATCACTCCTGCAAAAGATGCCTACAGCATCCGGCAATCAACCCTATCCATTAAGGATCTGTCATGACCGAACGCGAGTTAACCAACATTGAGAAAGCGCTGGACAGAGCGGTCGTTGCCTTGCTCAATGCGATGCCAAGCGCAACAGAAGAGCAAGCAGAAGAGATCGTCGAGAGCTTTACCGCGCTGATCCTTTACACAATTCAATCATTTGTACCTGGGGGAAATGATGCAACTGACTACAACTAACCGGCAGGGCTTTGCGCCTGCCACCTTTACCGAAGCCCGCCAGTTTGCCGAGGAGCTGGCGTCGTCCAGCTTGGTGCCAAAGCAATACGTCAACAAGCCGCTGGATGTACTGGTGGCCATGCAGTGGGGCGCAGAGTTGGGTCTGGCACCCATGCAGGCGCTGCAGAATATCGCTGTCATCAACGGCAAACCCAGCGTGTATGGCGACGCCATGATGGCGCTGGTGCAGGCCAGCCCGGTTTGCGAAGACATCAAAGAATACATGGAGGGCGAAGGCACGCCAAACCCGGTGGCCGTCTGCGTGGCCACGCGCCGCAACCGCTCGCCGGTCGTCGCCAAGTTCAGCGTCGAAGATGCTAAACGTGCTGGCCTGTGGGGCAAGCAAGGCCCGTGGCAGGCATACCCAAAGCGCATGATGAAGATGAGAGCTCGCGGCTTTGCGCTGCGTGATGCCTTCCCTGATGTCTTGAAAGGGCTGATCTCAGCTGAAGAGGCAGAGGATTATCCAGAAGAGGCCAAACCACGGGAGCGTGATGTTACTCCGACCAGGCCGGCCAACCCGTTGGATGCCATCGCACCGCCGGAACCGCCAGCAATTGAACTCGAGCCCATCGTTGAAGGAGTAAAAGCCATCATGGAGGAGCGGCCAATCGAGGAGCTCATCTCTATCGGCAAGGAGTTTGTTGACGCCTTGATGGCCACTGAGCCGGTCGATGTCGAACCGCAGAACGATCCTGCAGAATCTGCAGAACCGGCTGCCGAATCTGTCGTGGTAGACCAATATCCTTTGCTGGTTCCAAATCTCAAAGCGGAGCGTGCAGAAGGTGCGCCGATGCCGGTATTACTCAACAGCGTCTGGCCGGATCTGGAAACCTGGTCGAATGCCTATGAGGAGATGGCAGACAAGACTGCCCGTGCCGGCAAGCGACCAGCCAGGGAGCGCATGACAATCCTAAAGGAGCTGCGTAACGTCAACGACGGCGTCATCGAGCAGATCGATGCGGTCAGCCGGCTGCGGCACACAGCTGCTTACAGCAAGCGACTCAAAGCGCTAGGTGCAACCATCGAAAAAAACCCCGACGAGTAGTCGGGGAAACTGGCCGGGAGGTTTGGCGCGAAGGAGGTCGCCCGCCCGGTCAGCCATGCTATCTTATTGCTTGATACTGGGCGAGGCATTGCCGGAGGGAGGAGCGGAGCTCATCTGCTCGGGCAGCCTCCCTTGCAAGAAATTCCGCATCCTCTCGAGAAAGTCCGGCTCCAGTACAGCTGGCGGGGGCGCATCCAGCGCTGGCGGTACTGGGCAAGGCACTGGCTTCGGCGGTGGGGCGGGTCGGCCTGTCGCGCAGGCTGTTAGTAAGAGCGGCAGCGCGAGCATTAAGGTCACGGATCTCACGGTCTTTTTCCTTTCTTAGCTGATCAGCATTGGCCTGCAATTCCTGCTCCTTCTCGCGGGCTGCAGCCTGGGCGGCAGCGTGCTCTGCTTCCTGCGCTGCTCGCTCCTTGTCCCACTTCTGCTGCACCTCGGCCATGCCCAGGTCGTGGCCCTGGTAAAGGCCAGCGCCACCAGCAGCAGCAACCGCCAGCACAAAACCAAGGATCAGCCACGGGTTCATTTCTGCCCCGGTACTTTCTTGCCTTCCAATTTCTTATGGACTTTGATGGTCTTACAAACAGGAACTTCCT